TCGGTCAAGAGTTTAAATGAGTTTTTAGACGAGGACACGGATCGGGTCAGCGGATGTGGCGTTATAGCCGAGAGCGGAGTCGCTTATTGTGGCAATGTAACTATAGGTAGATATTACGAGATGCAGCTCCCAGAAGAGTGACTCCCGATTGCAGATTCTATGAGTCTGCAATTCGGATGGCATTTTGCTATTCATACATAAATGGAGAATTTCAATGATTGAATTCCTAAATTACAAAAAAGCAACAAACGAAAAGATATTGGCGTTTTTAGCAGAGCATGGGTCAGTTCCAATTATTGCGTGTAGCGATACGGAAATTGGAGTATGGATTAAAGTGAGGAAAGAGGCTCACAAAAGAAAGATAGGACCGTTTTCGTTAAATGTTCAAGAAGCTCGTAGCTGGAAAGTCTAGCTATTGTAATCCGACTTGTTATATGTATGTTCTTGCCAGCGCAACTCGCGCACAAAAAAGGCTAGCAAAATATATTTTCAAATCGGTCTGTTTAAGGTTGTAATAATTTTTTGGACAACTATAATTGTCTTTGTTCGGTACATGCGGCAAATTAGTTGCCAGCATGTAAGGCTATCAGGCCAATAAAACTTTTGGAGAAATAAAAATGAAAGCATTAATAAACGCAAACTTTAAAGCCCTTCGTACTGGAAAATTTGTTCGCGCTGACGAGTCAGTTGGCGAATTCATTTTTGATGACAAGGCCGACGATGAAAACCAACCGTCTGTTGCGACGCTTTTGGAGATTGCTGCGGCAAACAAAATCAAAGCAAAGAAAGGCAAGAAGAAAGAAGTGGTAGCGATCCTCGCTGCTGGAATCAAATCAATGGAGTTACCAGTTATGTCAGAACGTCCAGTGTCAGAATTAGTTGAAGAGATTGTCAAGAACGGTGTTGCTGCCGATCATTCTGACGATCAAATGTTAATTGCAATTGTTACCGCCGGAGTTAAATTCAAACAGGCTGGGAAATTGTTTAACAATGCAATGACAGAAGGCGGCTATCGCGTCTCTGCGAAAGATCGCAAAGTGAATATTCGTGATCATCTTGTTGAAGCCGAGTTTGAACCATCTTCATATTCTGAAATCACAGAAATGATTAGCTCAATGATAAAAGATCTTTCCGATGTAGATCTTGCCCAAGCTCTCCGTGGGATTAAGGCATACGCAAAAGAGTTTGAACTTGAACTTCCTAAGCCAGCAAAGAAAGCGAAAGGTGGATTTAAAGTTGTTGTTCAGAATGCAGTCATTGCAAATCCTTCAATCACGCTTGAGGAATTCAAGACTCTTTGCGAAGAAAACAAGAAAGACGTGGAGCGCTGCGAAAAAACAATGTGGCCTAATGTTTTATTCGCTCAGGCTGTCGTCGCCTCTGCAAATAAAATCGCAAGTGAAGATTAATTATTAAATAATTGTTTTTCAAGAAAACAGGAAGCGTTCCCATTGGGAGCGCTTTTTTTATGCCTGCGATTCTTTGCCTCATAGGGGATTGTTTTTCAGTATGGCCTATGGCTGGCCTATGGCTGCAAATTGCTTACAATGCCATACAGGGCGCGCCAGCTATAGGTTTTATGCGTATATGCCGCCAGAGCGCCATAGATCGTCGTCTAAGCAACGAAAAGGCAAAATAGCTGCCCATGTAGCCAAAATTTGCGCTCTGTGGCTTATAACGGCTATACAAGCCCACACGAGCTGATCAATTTCTGATCAAATTGGTCATTTTTTAACCAGATGACAAAACACTGTATGGATAAACAGTAGTTTTCTGCATGACGTTTTCTAGCATATTTCCAGGAACGATTCCCGACATATTGCTTCAGAAAATATAGATGGTAAAATAGATGTTCGTCCAACAATTACTAAAACAAAACGGAGACAAAATGAGAAATATTAATATTGTTATAACTGGATGCAGCGAGCCAGACAATCTTGGATACATGGTCGCAAGACAACTAAAGAAAGCCGACCCGACTTTTCATATAATTGCGCTGGCTCATTCTAGCTCTACATTTTTAGAAATTTTGCCAGAACACTTGGACGATATTGTTGAATGCGATTTAAATGACGAAACCGATACCGTGGAAAGTTGTTTGGAGCTTGAAGGATTGGGTAAAATTTATTGCTTAATAAATTGCGCTGGCCTGAACATGAATCAGTGGTTTCATGAAGCCGACGTAGAAACATTTGACAGCTTGATGAACGTGAATGCCAGAGCAACATTTATAATTTCTCAAATGCTACTCCCGCAAATTAGTCGTGCAGGAGGAACCATTTTAAATATTGTTTCAAATGCTGCTCGCGTTCCAATGAGATGTTCTCTTGCATACAATGCAAGCAAGGCCGCTGCAAAAATGATAACAAAACAAATGGCGCATGAACTGACACGTGAAAAAAACATCACTGTCTTTTCTGTTAGCCCCAACAAACTGGACGGAACAGGAATGAGCAAGTTCGTTGACGCTATTATTCCCGAAAAGCGCGGATGGACCGCTGAATTTTCAAAACAGTATCAAGCAAACGCACTTACGACCGGAGTTGAAACAGACCCCGAAATTCTAGCGGAATTCATAGCTTTTCTTTTGTCCAAAAAAGAAAGGCACTTTTATTTATCAGGATGTGATATTGAATACGGAGCATAAATATGTCTATTAAATTAACGCAAATAGCAATCGGTGTCAGAAAAGACTCTAGAGTATATGTTGAGAATATAAAAAAGCATCTAGGTGCTATTGAGTGGATCTTCGACACAGTTTTGTTTTCTGGTTCTGTATTCGACAGAGAAACAAAATCAACAAAAGCCGAATTGAATTTCAATTACGATTTAATTCCCGGGATTGAATTTGAAATCCTTGAATATACCGAAGGTGATAACTGGCATGTGCAAAGAGGTTCCGGCACATCTAGCGAGCCTTTTATCAGCCACATAGGCGTACACATTGACAACTGGAGCGAGTTTCAGTCGATCAAAAACAAACTTATGGAAAGCGGAATAGGAATAGCGCAAGAAGCAAAAACATTTTCACATTCAAATGAAAATATTCCTGCCAATAGAAAATATCATTATATAATAATGGACACTGTTTTTCTATTTGGATTTGACCTGAAACTCATATACAGAAGGAACACGGACGATGAATAGTGTTAGCGAAAAACTTCAACTCCTTTCCAAAACACAAAAAGAAAAAGAACTAGAATACGGAGAGGCATATAAAAGAAAAGGCGAGGTGATGCTTGCAATTTTTGGAGATGGCATCGTATTGAATACGAAAGAAGACTTTAATAGATATTCTGTGTTTGAATTTATGATAAGCAAAATAATTAGATACGGAAATAATTTTCATTGCGGTGGTCACGAAGACTCTTTGAATGACATTTCTATATACTCACAAATTTTAAAACATCTAGATGAGGAAAACACAAAATGAAAAGAGACGGAATATGTTTTGATACAGAAACAACGGGTCTTCTTAGACCAAACTTGACAGACTTGAGCCTACAGCCATTCATGACCGAAATATATTGCGTTAGGATAAATAAAAAATTTAAAGTTGTTGACGAGTTTCACTCGCTTTTGAAAATACCAATTCCTGTTCCCGAACATATAATTAGAATAACAGGAATAACAGACGAGATGCTTGAATATCAAAATACTTTTGCAGATAAATTTAAAAAGCTTTCAAAATTTTTCAAAGGAGCAGAATACTCGTTAGGTCATAACGTAAATTTTGATTTAGACATGATAAAATTTGAATCAAGAAGACTAGGACTAGAAAACAAATTTAATTGGCCAAAAAATGCAAAATGTACTGTTGAGTTGTCTCATCCTGTTGAAAATAAAAGGCTTCGTCTTGGATATTTATATGAGCTTGCCACTGAAAGAAAAATAGAGGGAGCTCATAGAGCGAAAGCTGATGTTATGGCAACAATAGAATGTTACAAATGGCTTTTGGAGGTCGGACTAGCATGAAAAAAATAGTACACTTAGCACTAAGGACAGGATACTCTTTCAAAAAAGTATATGGACATCTTGACGAAATTCTAAAATATGGATCTGAAACTGGATATATAGGCGTTTCAGACTTGGGAGTAACCCACTCTCATCCTACAATAGAGCAAAGATTAAACGATTTCAGCAGTTACAAAACCGCTGCATCACAATTTGGCAGAGAGAAAATAGAAAACATAAAACCAATATATTCTGTCAGACTAACAGTCGTGAAAGATGCTACCGAAAGGGTAAAACCAAGAGGACAATTCGGATGTGAATATATTTTAATAGCAAAAAACACAGATGGTCTTTCTGAAATATATAATTTGGTAAAAATATTTTACGAGAATTTTTATTACCGTGGAAACATAAGTCTCAAAGACATTTATGCACTGAGCGATAATGTAATTGTGATTGCAGAAAACTTTGATAAGCCAAAAAGAATAGACTATATAGCATTGACAACAACAACGCCAAAAATGTTTAAAGAATATAAAGGAATTCCAAAAGTTGCAATCATAAATAATTTCTATCCAAAAGAAGAAGACAGGGACGTTTACGAAATATTTACTTACAGAGACAATTGTCATCAAACATATCCACAACATATTTTATCAACGAAGGAATGGTTTGAATTATATAAAAATAATCCTGAAGCAAAATCAGCAATAAAAAACACACACAAAATAGCCAAACAATGCTGCAACATCCAACTGAAAAAGGCGGATCTAGTAAAATACAAAGGTCCGGAGAAGATTGAGTTTCTTTGCAAAATTGGTGCGAAAAAATTAGGGATAGACATAAAAAATAAAGGGGAATATAAATCTAGATATGACAGGGAAATAAAACTTATCCTTGAAAAAGGATATCAGGACTATTTTCTTATAGTTGCAGACATGATAAAAAAAGCAAAAACAAAAATGCTAGTCGGTCCTGCAAGAGGAAGCTCTGGAGGTAGTCTTGTTTGTTATTTGATTGGAATAACAGAATGTATGGATCCAATAAAGTTTGACCTTCTTTTTGAGAGGTTTATTGATATAAACAGGAGCGACCTGCCTGACATAGATATAGATTTCCCAGACACTAAAAGAAACCTAGTCATCAAACAACTTATGGAACAATACGGACAAGAAAAAGTAAGACAAATAGCTAATATTTCAACCATGAAACCAAAAATAGCAATTGGAGAATTTGCAAAGTCTTTGGGGATTCCACCGTATGAAACCGATGCGGTAAAAAATGCAATCATAGAAAGATCTGGCGGCGATGCAAGAGCTGCAATGAGAATGAAAGATACTTTTAAAACAACGAGTATAGGAAAAGAATTTATAAAAAAATATCCAGCAATGAACGAGGTCTCAAAAATTGAGAATCATCCAAGACATAGCAGTGTACATGCAGCAGGAATAATTGTTTGCAACGAAGACATTGATGTTTTCTCTGGAGTAAATGTTAGAGATGGGACAGCGATGGTTGACAAAAAAACATCGGAGTATCTAGGCTTGTTAAAGATAGATGTTTTGGGTCTAAGAACTTTGTCAATCCTTGAAGAATGTGCTGACATGATAGGAATGAAATACGAGGAGTATTATAAATTGCCACTAGAATCTAAGAAAACATTTAAAGTTTTTAATAAAATGAGACTTAGCGGCATATTTCAATTTGAAGGATATTCTCTAGGACAATTAACAAAAAAAATGGGAATAGATTCTTTTGAAGATATAACAGCGATAACATCTCTTGCTCGTCCTGGAGCTTTGTATAGTGGCGGAGCAGCAAGATATGTAAAATACAGACTAGGAGAAGACACGCCTGTTTTTTATGGAAACCTACACAAAAAAATAACAAAAGATACATTTGGAATTGTTGTTTATCAAGAACAAATTCTAAAAATCTGTAGAGAAATAGGAGGAATGAATTGGACTGATGTAAACGCACTAAGAAAAGCTCTAAGCAAGTCCATGGGAAAAGAATATTTCAACAGATACAAAGAAAAATTCGTCAAAGGGGCAAAAGAAAGAGAATATTCAGAAGAAGAAGCAGACTTTTTATGGGGCGAAATAGAAAATGGAGGAGCGTATGCGTTTAACAGAAGTCATGCTGTTGCGTATGCAATAATTTCATATTGGTGTGCTCATATAAAAGCAAGACATCCAAAAGAGTTTCTTGTTGCAAATTTAAATCATGCAAAAGATGACGACAGTGCAATAAAACTTCTTAGAGACATAACAGTAAATGAAAAAATAAAATATGTTTCTATAGATCCAGACGAATCACTAAAAAAGTGGTCTGTAAATAGCAAGGGTATTGTCGTTGGTGGTTTGTTGAATATTCACGGAATAGGACCAGCAGCAGCAAACAAAATAATAAAATCAAGAGAGACAGGTGAAAGTCTTCCTCCAGGAATAATTACAAAAATGCTTCATCCAGAAACTCCATTTAACATTTTGTTCCCGTGTAAACATCACTGGGGAGACTTGTATGACAATCATCAAAAATACGGTTTGTCTGCTCCACCATCTCTTATAAATGACGTACAAGAAAAGGGAGATTATTTATTTATTGGGAGATTGATGAATAAAAACGTTAGAGACTTAAATGAATATGTGAACTTGCAAAAAAGAAATGGTAAAGTTTTAGAAGATCATACTTTGGAGCTTGCGATAAAGCTAGAAGACGATACCGATAGCATAATGGGAACAATTGGCAGATTTGAATATGAAGAAAAAGGTAGAGAAATAGCAGAGGAAGGTACAGTTGACAAAGATTGGTATTTGGTGAAAGGTACAATAAAATACAATAGCAGATATGTAGTTATAAAACAAATAATGAAGCTCGACGAGTCGATAATAGAAAAATAACTGGAGACAACATGAAGAAATACATGGAAACAATATCGAAACTTGCGTCTGTAAACAGATACTCGGACAGCAGACTTGTGAACAATGAGTCCGTCCTAGAGCATTCGGGATTTGTTTCAGTGATGGCTCTGTTTATATACGAGGAGCTTCTTTTGGAGGGCAGGAAAATGGATCTTGGAAAACTTCTGTCAAAGGCTATAATGCACGACATTGACGAGGTTTCTACTGGAGACATAGCAATGCCTGTAAAATACCACAGCAAGGAAATGCGGAGGATAATAAACGAGATGGAAGTTGATGCTGTAAACGAACTGTCTTTATATATTTCTGGATCACACAGACTGTTTGAAATATGGAGCTCGTCAAAAAAGGGCAAGGAAGGGTCGGTAGTTTCTCTTTGCGATTTGCTTGCTGTTATATACAAAATAAGCGACGAAGTTGCGATGAGAGGAAACAGAACTGTTATCCACATTCTTGAGAAGGCCGAGAAGAGCCTAGGAGAAAAGCTTGTAACGATATACAGCGAGTTTAACATCGTTGAGTCTCCATTTTTAGAGAGGCTAAGAAAAGAATGTTCTGAAATAATTTACGATATAACAAGGAGAGCACAATGAAAATTAAAATTATAGAATCGTCATTTGAGTCTGATGGAAATCATATGTCTAAAGTTGCATGGTGCAACTCCAGACCAAAAGAAAAAATGGAAGAGCTATACGGAAAAATGGTCAGGAGTTTAGATCTTCCAGTAAACGAGTTTTGCTCAGCATCAATGTTTGTTGAGTCTACTATTTTAGAAAGAGAAATAATTGTAAGCATGAGGAACCACGTCATGTGGGCGCAAACATCTAGAGTTCAGAATATTCTAGAGTTTGAATATCCAGATTGGATAGATGATACCGAGGTTTTTGAAAGAGTGAGAGATCGTATGATTACAGCCTCTGGAGTTAGCAGACAGGACGATTTCAGAATGGAGCTTCCAATAATGTCTACTACTAAATACTCAATACGAATGTCGGCCAGAGACATAGCACATCTCAGGAATTATGCTGTGCATCTTCTTGAGTCTGGAAATTTTAATCATCTTTTAGAAATGTTAGAAAGCTTTATTTACGAATTCGATGCTGTTTTGGTTCATCTAGGATTTGAGATTGACGCTATCGAGAAATACAAAACGCCTGAAATCCTGAAGAGTATAAAATGCAATAGCAGCGGACATATTGGCGGAACAATAACAATAAGCGCAAGAATTTCAATATCTCTTAGAGCTCAGCTTGTCAGACACAGAAGCATACTGATAAGGGACAATCTGCGCTCAATGATGATGGATCCAGGAATAGTATACTCCTCGATCGGAGACAAAATGTTCGTTCAGATATCGGGTTTTGAAGAGGACATGATAGACATCCTCAGAAAAAGAAGCTGCTGGATAGCTCAGTATAATTTATGGGCTCCTATTCTTAACGAGATAAGCACGATTATCGAAGCAGATAGCGCTGGTCTTCCGTGCCACGACGGAGAATGTCCTTACGAAAAAGACGCGGAACTTCGTCTTGAAGGAAAGGACCCTAACGCGCCGTGTCCAAAACACGCGATTTTAAACAACCTGTCTATAAACTCTCTGCAGAGGGAAAAGATGATAACGCAAGCAAAAGATGACGACAGACCAGTTTTTTGGAAAGACATAATTTCTATTGTTAAATAGAAGTAGTTTTAATGTTATAATACAAGAATATTAATAGGAAGATCACTCAATGAAAATTTATATAGCATCCCCGTTTTTTAATGATGAACAGCTTGATCTTGTAAAGAGCATAGAGAGGTCTCTAGACTCATCTATGACAGAGTATTTCTCTCCGAGAAGCTTCGGTGTCATAAAAGATATGACGCCAAGAGAAAAGTGGCTTAGAATGGAAGAGATCTACGATTCTAATATCTCAAACATTCTTTCATGCGACACAATGATAGCAGTTGTTGACTGGCCTGACACCGGAACAATGTTTGAATTGGGATTTGCGGCTGCGTCTCCAAAAGAAGTCGAGAATATAATAACTTTCACAAGCAATCAAAAGCCTGTGAATGTAATGCTGAGATATGCAATATGCGCTCATGCAAGGGGAATCAAAAACCTTGAAGAAATTGTATTCTCGATAAAACAATGGGGATACGTTGAAGACGACATCACAAATTTTCCAGAGGTGAATACATAATGAAAGATCGAATAGACTTATACAAAAAAGACTCGAGAGGCAAGATGAGAATTTGGTCTATATGGTCTGATGAAGACTATATAATTATGGAGCACGGAGTTCTTGGAGGTGAAATCCAAGAGAACTCGGAACCGATCCATTATGGTCTTGCAAACAGGACAAAAGAAGAACAGATCGCAATGAGGATTAATAGCAGAGTGAGCAAAAAGCTTGATTCGGGACACTGTACGACGCCCCAGAAAGCCCTTACAGGAAGCAATAGCAATACGCTTGGCTACGCAAGGCAAATGAACGCGCATAGCCTAAAACGTCTGTCAGACACGCCTAGCAATGGCGTATACATACAGCACAAGTTAAACGGCCACCGATGCAGTATAATAAACGACAATGGCACTATGAAAGCCTATAGCAAAGGAGGAAGGCTAATAACTTCCATTCCGGAAATACTTTCCGAATACGAAGGAGTACTAAAGAAAAAACACAGACCTATTGACGGAGAACTTTACCATCACGGAACCCCATTGCAAACGATCGGAAGCTGGGTTAAGAGGAGACAGCCAGACACCTTGAAACTAGAGTTCAAGTGTTTCGATTATATGGATCCAGAAAAAACCTTCGAAGAAAGAGATATATTCTTGAGAGCATTTGAGTTCGGTAAAAAATCGGAATACATAAACACTTCTTATTTAGTTGGAGAGTTTAATCTTCTTTCGCTTCTAAAAAGAGCACTCAAGGAAAAATATGAGGGACTGATACTACGCTTGCCACACGGCATGTATGAGGAGGGCAAGCGTTCCAAAAATGTCCTAAAGGTTAAGCGGAAAATAACTAGTGGTACAGAAGAAAGTTTTATGCTGGATGACGAATTTCTAGTTGTTAATATAAAAAGCTCCGTAGATGGATGGGCGATTTTAATTTGCGAAACAGAAAATGGAGTAAGATTTAGCATGTCAGCTCCAGGAAGTGTTCCCGAAAAAACTCTTATTTTAAAAAATAAAGACGAGTATATTGGAAAGCACATAAGGGCAGAGTTCGAGGGATACACAAGTGGTAAAAAGCCTGTAGAGGCGGTCGCGTTAATGTTTAGGGAAAAGAGTGATGAGTAAAAACACGCATGGATATATTCATATTCCTAGAAAAGTAATTGATAGTGAGGAGGAAGTCCACAAGGACATTTTGAGGAAGAAGATAGAAGAAGACATTAAAGAATTTCTTAAAGATAAAAATAATTTTATTGAAAAAATTCCAATAGGAAAAAGCTCAATGGTTTTTGGACTGAGTAAAAAGCAAGCTGAAAGAATAGGAAAAAAGAGTGATTAAAAATCTCCCTTTTCTGTCTCTATAAACTTTCTGACTCTAGATTCAATTAATCCTAGTATTGGATAGCAGCAAAAACCAGAGACCATTATTACCCCATATTTATGCTCGCTCTCCGGAAGCATGTCTCCGGCAACCATTCCTATAAAATAAGACAGTAGTATGTTCGTTAGAAATGTTATTGTTGAAAAGTTCCTGTCAAACTTTTCATTATAATAAAAATAATTTGCTATTCCTCCTATCAAAGACAGTAATCCAAATTGTGAAAGCTCTAGTATTTTTGTTAGCACTTTAAATTCCATTACGTTTTTTTATTTTCCTGTTTTGATTCTGTTATATATTTCGCTAGTGTCTATTATATACAGAGCCTCGCAAAAGATTACCGAGTATAAAAATATTAAAGAGATAAACTGAAACTTGTTGGTCGGAGTGTCGCAATAAAGCTCGTACAGACAGAAAACTATCGTTACCGAAGAACATAGGAAGATGCTTGCTATAATGGTTTTTATGCTGCTCAAATATCTTCCGTGTCTTGAGAATGCTGTTATAATAACGCATCTAAATACTATCCTTGCGTTCAAGACCATTAACAGAAAAATTATAAATTTCACGATACCTCCCACCGCGCCGCTCCGGTACTTCTGGAATCTACGTGGATTCTATTGACGTAAAGACCAATGCCAAAATGATAATAATTATCATCGAAAAAATCATAAGTCTCTTTAGGAGACAACTGATTTCCTTTTATGCGTTTCTGATAACGGTCGTGCTCTACTAGATAGAACTTGACGTCTACAGCGCGCGCGAATACGTGCATACTGTTTTTAGCGCCGCCTACGTCTACGTTATGCTCGTAACATCTGTTCGGACCTGTTATTTCTATCCAAATTTCTCTCTTATGCCTTTTGGAGAAGTAGTCGGCGCAATGCTGAAGAGCTGGCAACAGTTCGACGTCTACGGTGTCGAAACCGCAATCGCATTTACACGCAAATTCGCCCCTGCTTAAGTTCTTGGTAAGGTCGCCCATTACAGTATCTCGTATATTTTTTTGCGGTGACTCGGTAAGGCGGCTCGTCCTTTCGCTAACTTTAAACCAGCCATTGCTATCGGCATTCTAATTTTCCATACGGCGCGTGACAGCTTTCGAGCGTAAGAATCACTTCCGCGAGAGGCATCAAGTAACGACAGGATGATCCGACGAAGTATGTAATCGGCTTCGCGCCATCGTTTGTGGTCTAGCAAGTCCATCCTCATAAGCTGATATAAAGCGTCATGAGCGACCGAGCCGACAATAAAATACGGTGTGTCGATTGTCGGTCCGCTCGGACCATCCCACGCATATCCGCTTTTTATTATGAGTAATCCACTTAGTTCTAAAATTATGAATTCCGTGACTAGTCTTCTCGTGGGTTTTATCAGAGTTGGAAACGCCTTTCCTTCTTTTAGCTGATACTTATATCCGTCCGAATATTTCATTATAATTCCTCGTATATCGGGACTTGTTCCATCTCTCGACACATCGCGTTGTACTGTATAAGTCGCTCCAATGTATCGAAGCGTCGCTTAATGGCTCCTACTGGAACGGCTTTACATATTGTCCACAAAGCGTCGTGCAGAGCAGCGTCTGAAGTTTCTTGTCCATACTGTCCCACGTATGCTCGATACCGAGAGCATCCTGAAACCGAAATAAGCAAAATTAAAAGTGCGAGGTTTTTCATAATAGAGTCCTGTTTAAAAGTTGGATGATTCCAAAAATGCAAAGCCGCCATCTTCGAGAATTAATGGGAAGGCGTCTTCGTTTAAAATTAAGTCGTAGCTCAATGTTGTACTTAAAGTGAAATGACTTTTGTCGTACCTAATTCCTTTAACTCTGTAAACACCATAGTCTACCATCGTTATTTCAGAAACCCAAAGCAAAATGTTTACGCCTCTGACATCGTCCTTTAGCTGAATTATTGTGCCAACTCTAAACATTATCCCTTCGGAATAAACATCAAATTTAATATCAACTCGATCTATGCCTCTTGATATTTTTCTTATACCTCTGTTTTGTGCTTGAAGAATTGTTGGCATTCCATACATATTTAAATTAGATTTTATTAATGGAATCTGTCCTGAAAGCGCAAGAGGATGTCCAATTTCGGTTTCGCTTTCTTTCCAGTTCGCGCTAGAAGTAGTGCTTTCTTTATGTGAAACAACAATGCTATTTGGTAGTCCGCGATCAGAAGGACCTCCTATGTCTAAAGAGCCAATCCACCTTTCCTGTAACCACGCAAGCCGCCTCACAGCCATCGAAGATATCACGGCAGAAACGCCATCTGGAGCAATTATTTCTATTGTGCTTGAAGCACCAATAGCCTCGTATGGAAGTCTAAACTCTCCAGAGGCTATTTCAAGAGGCATAATTTCTACGCCGCCAATTAGTATTTTTATCCCTGCTCCAGACACTGATTGAATTACTATCATGCAAGAGTAGTCAACGGAGTTTTCTGTAACAATTGTTGAAGAAAGTATTTCGTCAAAGCCAGAAACATTATTTACGGTCGCGACGCCAGAAGATATTGTCCAAGACCCTCCTTCTGTCCAGCCAGTATTAGAATTAAAATCACCGTTTGTCAAAACGTCTTTTCCAAAAGGCAAATCTGCGGACAATTCTTTGTCTGGCGACAATAATACTTTTTCTTTATATGGTTGCCAGATACATGCCGCATACTCCGACATCACGTTTAGAACACTTTCTGTTCTTGTTTGTCTGTTGAAGACTACTCCTCCGTGTCCGTGTGGTATGAGAGGATTGTCCTCCAACGGAATGTCACACCAGTCTTTTGACTCCACAAGCCCATCAAGCTGAGCGCCTAGTCCATACAGCTTGTTTGAGGCAATATCGCCCATCATCAGGGCAAAATTATTTGAAAACAAATTTCCAGCTGAATACGAATCGGAATCGGCATAGGGAATTGCAATCGCGGAATGATCTCCACCGTATCTTATATTTCCAATATTAATGCGCCACGAAAACACTTCTAGAGAAGACTCCCAGCCGCCAGAGAAAGACCCGACGTGCCAAGACTTATCTGTTGGGTCATAGATGTATAAGTTGGTGAGGATCGTAAAAACTTCCATCCCATTAAAAAAGAATACTATTGCTCCGTTTGAATGCTCAATCGTCAAATAGTATTCCGATATCGTCAGACCGCTATATATGACAACACCGTTTGCAATGTCCCAGCTAATACCGTCAGAAGAAAGATATATTTTCAAAGTGTCTGCGACCCGCTCGACCCAAATACTTTTTTCAATAGTTGAATTTACTAGAATCGTTCCTCTTGTGACAAGCTCTGCATGTTTTAGTCTCAACTCTGCGGAAATTACATTGAATCCAAAATCAGAAACCACGCCAGCCGGTGAGGCTTTTGCATGAGAGAACGTCCTAGAAAAATCAAGGAAAGAAAGTTTTGTTATTGGCGCGGCTCCGGCCTGCGTTTCTAGAAGTCCATCTCCGTCTTGGAGAAGTACGGAGCCGAGACCATCATTTAATAATAATGACATTTTTATATCTCGTTATTAGTCGAAAGTGTATCCAAATTCGTCTATTATCGGTTTGCATTCTTTCTCAACATGCTCTTTAAGACCTTCTTCTAGGCTATATATAAACTTCCAGAATCCATCCTTGAATTTTTCAGTTGTTAAAACGCCGTTTACTGGAGGTGTCTTTTTCAGAGTTCCTATCAAATCTTTTCCAAGTATTTCAGAAATTATTTCAAAAACTTCTTCTCGTCCGGAAACGTCGCCAAGCCAGTCGACTTTCATTCGGTTTTCGACAGTCCCGTAATAGCCGTGAAAGTATTTCACCATTTCCGAAGCCATGTGGGTTTTTATCTTATGAACGATCTTTTTTCTATTGTCCGGATATCCTCTCCTATGCTCAACGGACACTCTTAATGTTGAAAAGGAAACGCACCACTCCCACGGATTTCTAACAAATCCGAACTTGTATAAGCTTGGATCTATCTCCTTATTGTAGTATCTATCTTCTTTTGTTATGAGGTTGTCAGGGGAAAATAATTTTACGTCATGCTGTCTAGCGATATGCTTTAAAAGAGTCCCTCCTGTTCTTGGAAGATGATAAAAAGCTACTTTGTTGTCCAATATTACCATCATATCGAAGCTCCGTTATACCATCCAGCTCCAGAGTTGTCTTGAGTGTTTACCGCTGGTCCACTAACAGGGGTTGCAACGCCAGTAAATTGAATTGTCGAGGCTCCATACTCTATTAATCGACTATTGTTTTTAATTAGTATTCCGATTGAGTATCCGTTTATGTCAAGCCCTCTAGCATATAAAAAAGACCCTTCATCTAGTATTATTGCGGTTCCCGATCCAACAAGATTTGGAACAGATCCCTTTGGCGATTTCGTCTTGGCTTCAAGAGTCCTTAATATTGAGTCCTTTTTTACTTTTATGTTCGCAAGAGAAACATCATATAGAGAAAGCACAGATCTGTTTATTACAGAAGCCTTTTTAATTGTTCCTGTTGTTTTTGAAATGTATGCTTCTGAGTTGTCCAGTGTTAAAGAGAAGTTTGTCCCGAACTCTACCCCATCCATTAGCATTTCTGTAGAAGCAGAAAGAATGAAATTTACAATAGCTACTCCAGCGAAAGATCCTCGGAACTCGAAGTGTCTGCCGGTGCATTCTGCAAAAATGTTTATTTGGCTTATTGCAGTTTCCCACATCATTCCGACTGGAGAAACCGAAGAGCTGTCAAGAACCACATTATAATTTGTGCGAAGAACTATACCAAAATTGTTGACCGCTTCCGTATAGTTCGCCTCCATCGCAATTATAACATCGCCATCGGTTCCAGACTTCTTTTCTGGATGCTCTGTTAAATAATCAATAGCTTCTTTTATCGTTGTGAAGTCGCCAGTTGGACCGAGAGTGTATGCAACTTTTGATGGTTGTCCAAGTCCTCCAGACAGGCCGGAAACTAAATTCGCCTTTGTTATTTGTTTTGATGTTCCTGCTGGATCGTCAGTTGTATCGCTTGCGTCAACAACATAAATCAGATCAGCATCATCTATCGTTGCTAAAACCGGAAGTCCTGTTAATTTTGTGTCAGTCATTTTTCTCTACCTCTTTAATTTTATTTTATCCAGCGACAGGGATCATTGTGCTATCGTAAAAAACCCACTCGTTTCCCAAAAAGATCATAGAAAAGCCCTGATAGAAACTGCCAAAATCCAAACCAACATTTGTTGTCGTTGCTCCGGAAGTCATTATGTCTGCAACAACTTTTGTTCCTCCGTCTATTATAACCTGATAGTTAAAGCTAAAAGAAGTTTTAACATATCCAACTCGATCACCTACAGACGGAGAGGAAGGAAGAGTTATTGTTATGTCTTCTTCTGCGGCATCGCAGTCGCAGTAATAAAATTCTCCGGCCGAAGCGGAAAAGCTTGATATTTTCTTTGTTAAAATTCTACTCCACTCAGAACCCCCAGAAGGAGTTTGCCAAACAAGATCTTTATTTGTGGTTCCTGTTCTTGTTAAAACTTTTCCTGAAGATCCATTCGAGGGAAGTGCAGAAAGAAGATCTATATTCGCCAAAAAGTAAAATTCAGACCACTCGTTTCCTCCAAGGACTTCAAGAAAACTACCGACATAAAATTTTCTCTGCCAAGTTATTGCATCATCACTGGCTTCAATTTCAAAGCACTTGAAAGATCCAGAATCCGTTGCTATTGTTCCAAGAGCTGCATATTGTCTAATTGAAACTATCGCTCTTGGATCTGCACCAAAATCCCACATAAGAAAAAATGCAGGATTGGAAACTGTTGTCGCATCCCATAGGCAAGCCGCCGCTATTGGATTAACCTCGCCATTCGCTAATATAGAAGGGGGATTGCCAACGTCTTGTGATGTTCCTGTCAAGGTTGAAAGCGTTTGAACGGCAACATAATCCCCAGACTGGTCCAGCTCCATTAAATCTATTTCATCCAGCGCTACTGTGAATTCACCAGTCGGATCTGTGTTTGCGGTGTTTGCATTGGCTCTTGCGTTTATCAGTCTCCAGTATCGAAACTTTTTTGTTGAGGCTCCGGACACTTGTGAAACCGTAAGGCGCTTGGAGCTTCCGGCGGGGGAATCTGTTATGTCCAACGGGTCTACAACAACAATCAATTCATCACCAGAAATAATTGGTAGCGCTGGCAGTTCCGTTATTTTTCTTCCGCTCATGATCTCATCCTATTGAAAAGTTGTCGAAATGACCTATCAGACTGTCAGAAAACGAACCATCATCCAGTGCCATTATACAAACTCTGCTCTGCTGAACAGAGTGCCCTATGTGAGTGTTGCTTGCCTGTAATATCGTGTCCATCTTTATGCTAAACAGATCTCCGATGATTTCAAACTTAACATCATAAGACTGGTCTGCAAGCATCTCCGTAGAACCAACAGACTCACTTCCATTGTATGAAAAGGCAAGATATCTACCTTTAATATAGATCGAAAGCTCGTTCGCTCCAGTTCCTATAGACATCAAATAATCTTTGTCTGCGCCAGCAAGGGGTCCAGAGAATTCCCCTATAACAACTTTAATATCAACGACAGCATCCACACTTGCTGGAATTATTGCTATGTCAGAAACAGCACAGTCTCCGGAGTCTATTGTTCTCAAGGACTCTGATCCAGCATACAAAAGTCCGTACGAGGAGTGCGCGTTACCAACAAGAGACCACACTGCTCCTGAAGTCCCAAGCTCAGAAACAGAATCGGTGGTTCCAAGTGTCCTAAGACCACTAGAGTCTACAACTGCATTTCCAGTAAGAGACAGATTATAATTCGAAGAAGAATCTGTTCCACCGGATTCAAAATCTACTTCAGCGATATTATCATCGGCATAAGGATCTGTTGACGCTACAAGGTCTGGGTCAGTAACTATTGACCCATTGATTATAGCCTTGAAGCTAAGTGCTTTTCCGTCAATTACTGAAGTTTGTATTTTGAAAACCGAATAGCAAATCCCTATTCTGTCACCTCGATAATCTATTACACAATCATCCGTATAGCTTGGAATTACGGCAGCAAGCCAAGAGTCTACGAGTTGTGTTTTTGATCCAGTATAATTTCTAACCTGAACTCCAGCGGATATAGGCTCGTCATTTATGAAAATCCTTTCTACCGACCCCACTTGTCCCAAGCACCATCCTATAGCAACATATCTGTAAGCTCCAGAAACTGTCGGAGTAACAATTATATGTCCCTGTATTGGTTGTGTTCCGTAAATTAATGGAACATCACCTCCATCGCCAGTGACCGCGGACGAAACCATTCTTGGCGCTGAATACGAGTTTATGTTCCTCAGCGAGGGTCTTGAATTTACGATATTAAACAAAGCTTCCTGAGCCAATGCTGATTCAGCCTTTTGTCTGCGAATGAATTCTGCAAATCTTGGATCTGGAGTTATAGCGCCAGCAGCCATTATCTGACCCCTCCTTGAGTTCCTAATACCAATTCTCTAGGTGAATCTACATTTTGTAAAGCTCCAGTTCCCCAATTTAAATTATCGCCAGTTGTAGGCATGTGATTGCAAAACTGATTGAATCTAAAAGGAGGGATCAGCGCTCCAGACAAAGCTCTATGAAGAATTTTCATATTTATAGAAGAGTTTTTGTCATCGTAATTTGAAGAATCTATTTTTCCATCAAGGACAACTATTGCGTCTGATAGACTAAACGTCATTGGGGTTCCAATTGGAGCAATTATAAAATATATCTTGCAGTGTCCGTTCCTCCATCTTGAAGACTGTACTTCTCCAATTCTAACAGGAGTTGCGTTTAACTCTATGCTGGCAGACTGATGAAGCTTCATTCCGCTTATTGAGGCTTGGCCACCGATGTAGCTTTGAGAATCGAATTCCAAATTGCCATTGAAAGAAATATATTCTTCGCTTGCTCCGTGGAGTATTTTCATTATCATTATTGGCTTTGTCGCTCCGCTTGACAGTATTGAAATCTGTTGCGCTGTCAAGTCGCCAAGAGTATCGTAAAGACTCACGTCAACACTCCACGGAACGAAAAGCTAACTAGTGCTACATTCCCAGATTCAAAAGTTGTTTTTGGAGCAGACCAAATATAACCGCGATAAGTTTTTGCAAGATAAACAAAATCAAATTCCTGTGCTTTGTTGTCTCTAACATACTGAGCAAAGTCGTCAGCCTCCTGCAAATACATTTCCACAAACTTGCATTGTATTATCCTGTAGTCAGAGGCTCCGATCTCTCTAATCGCCATAGACCCATCACTGAATTCGCTTCTAGATATTGAGTCTACGTCTTCAAATGCGGTCTTTGGAGAAAGACGATAAGTGCTAAGTGGGAAAACGATTGCCATTTTAAACTTCCCCTACAACTCTCGGTGAGAATGAAGAGCCAGACGATAAGCTGTTTGCCAAGACGTTTGCTGCCCTTGTGATTAATTCAGCAGCATCAAGAAAAGTGTTTGCTGAAGCTGCGGTTTTGTCTGCGGTTTCTCGCATTGCTCTTCTAGCATCTGCATTAATTCTATCTTGTGATCTGCTAAGTTCATTAAGAACTTTTGATAACTGCGATTGAGCAATTTCGTTTGTGCGGTCAACAAAAGATGCGAATTTTTCAGCGTTCACTAATTGTTGCTCTTCACTTAACGCATCAAACAAAACCCTATTGAGCCTTGCGATTTCCGTGGCCGCTTGCTGAATTTCTTCGGGAGAGGTTAAAGACCTCAACGACTGTCTTAATTGATTCCTCTCTGTTCTTGCATCTGACAAAACTTCTTTTTCAGTTTTTACAGAGTCTCTAATGCTTTGCGCGGAGCCTTCTAGAAGATTTCCCAAGCTTTGCTGAAGCTGTAAAACTCCAATCGCCAAAGCTCCAGCAGCTTGCTTTGTTGCTAGTAGTCCTGCGGCAAGAGTTTCTGTTGCAAGTGCCGTTCCGTCATAAGCTACAGTAATATCCTTCACGGCAGAAAGCTGAGTCCTGTAAACGCTCATTAAAGAGTTTCCGGAAAGCTCTGCTATTTTTTCGGACTCTATCATTGCTGAATTAAAGTCTTCAACAATTTGTTTTACATTATTAGACTCTGTTAGCTCTGATATTGCCCTTAAATTAGAAACGAAAGGCAAAAGCTCTTGAGCAGATCCCTCAAACTCTAAAGCCAGAGTTTTCATTGCTGGAGTTAGCGCTTCAGAGCTTTTTATTATTTTGTCCATTCCAGCTTCCACAAGCTCCAAAGCGCTATCAAACTTTTCTCCGTCCAATTTAAAACCAGATACATTTCCAACCCTGACCTTCCCTGAAAAGCTTGATCCGCCTAGTACATCAGAAAAGTCTTTTAGCGCAAGAACTATAGAGTCAACAGCGTCAAGATTTTTTTGATCGAATTCGCCGACCCCTCTGGAACTAATCTGTCCGGTTCCAAAATCAAATTCTGATATGGCAGAATTATTGCTTTTTCCACCGATCAGGCTACCTATTCCGTTTCCAAGGAAGCCACCTATCGCCGCTCCCAATGCGGTTCCAATCACCGGAATTATAGAGCCAACAACACCTCCAACAACCGCCCCGATAGACCCTCCGGTCGAGCCATTTTTAGAATCACCAAATACGGCATTGCCCAAAAAGTTGCCAGCTATCCCCGCTCCGGCTGTGGCAATTCCTCCAGTTACAAAGTCGGCTCCGAGATTTCCTGTGCTGCCAAAAAGACCGTTTACATTTTGACCGACCCCTGCGATTCCTTGAGCGACCGATGTTCCTGTTGTCCCTAGTCCAGACAGTGCATTAAATCCATTCACCCCAAGCGAACTTATGCTAGTCCCAATTCCAGAAATCCCGCCAGAAAACAGAGAGCTTACAGAAGAGCCTCCACTAATCAGTGATGAAAGTCCACCACCTCCTCCGGACAGCAAGCTTGCTCCTTGCGAAAGAATTGACCCGCCGACAGCGCCACCTCCACCGAATAATAATTGCATTATTCCGTTTGATGCCGCCTGAGCAGCCATCTTTATAAGCATGTTTTTAAAACCGTCAAGGATTCCGCTAAAAGCGTCGCTACCATTTTGCGCCATGTCTACAAAGAAGTCTGTCATTCCGTCGCGGCCTTCCAGCCACGCTTTTTCTGTTTCCTTCGCCGCTTCTGTTGCTGCCTTTGCAGAGTTTTCAGCAGACTTAACAGCGGCTTTTTCTGCCTCTCCGGACTTTTTAATACTTATATCTTTTATCTCGTTTATCCATTCAAGATTTTGTTGTTCTATTCGCAGCTCCATAACCTTTCTTTGAATAGATCTTCCTTCTGCGGTGTTCGCGGCGACTCCAGCGTCTTTCAAAGCATTATATAATTTCTGCTCCTCGTTTGTCCTGCCTACTGCCGCTATTTCTTCATCAAGCTTGTCAAGAACGTCCTGAAGAGAGTCTGAAAGACCGTCCAATTCTTCAGCGGCCAATTCGACCTCGTCTTTTAAATCCTCCGTTGTTGACGCCGCCTCTTCTCCAGCGTCGCGAAACTCAATTGCTGCTTCTGTGGACTTGTCAACCTCAAGTCTCAATTCATCGTATTTTTTGGCAGTATCTTTTACAACATCGCCAAGACTCTTTGTTGGTGAGCGCAAATCATCAATTTCTTTTCCGAACTTTTCAATTTTCTTGGCAGCGCCAGTTCCAAACATTTTATCAAAAGCTTTCCCTCCAATTTTTGCCAAGTCAACTAAGACTTTCATCATTGAGAGGATGTTGTTTTTTACTTTGTTGACTTCGTTAGATATTACTTCAAATACGGTCTCGACCGTCTGTCCTAAGAATAAGAATCCTTTTACCATTTCGCCGCCGACCAAAATGCGAACTATATCTAAATTGTCAAAAAAGTCCTTTGACGATACGGCCGCTCCTCCAAAAGTTTCTGACAAGAATTCACCAGCACCACTTAAATCCCACAAGAATTTTGTGAGGTCGATAACGCCGCCAACCGCAAAACTTATGCCGTTAACGAAAGCTGCAAGTCCATCAACCAAAAATGTTAGAGCTCTTCCCAATCCGGTGTCAACGGACATAACAAGAGAAAGCTCTTCAGCTGCAGAACCAAGACGCTTCATTGCTCCGTCAAGAGTGTCTGTTTTCGTTGCTGCTTGTTCTTGTGCTATTGAAGTTCCAGTTATATTTTCCGTAAGCGTTGCAAGAGCGGAAGCGTTTCCATCTATCGCCTGAACGCTTTTTACAAGAATTTCTCCAGCGACCAAGTTTCTATTGCCGAACAGTTTTACTTTTTCCGCCGAAGTTAAGTTCGCCTCACCAAGATTTTGCAAGGCCTTTTCTAGCCCTACTACAGAAGGCTTAAACTCGTCGCTCATTTTTGTTTCGAGCGCCAACAAAACGCCTCTTAACTGTGTTCCAGCTTCTCCGCCTTTGATTGCGTTTGTAGAAAAAATTTGCAATGCCGCATTTGTTTCTTCAAAACTTAACTTGAAAGTTGAAGAAACAACTCCAGCGAATTTCAAAGACTCGCCCATTTCTGCTATTGAGGCCGCACCGAATTTAGAGCCAGCGGCCAAGACGTTTGTGAATCTCGCGGCTTGATCAGCTTCAGCACCAAATTGATTTAATGCACTGGCCATAGTGTTTGCGGCTTCAGGAACCGAAATTCCTGCGGCCTCCGCAAGAGTTATCGCTTCAGCAGTTACAAGGGCGAGAGCTTCTTTGCTGGAAAGCAAATCGGGCTTTGCACTGGCCACTAGTTGGAAGGCTTGAGCAACTTCAGAGGCGGAAAGAGTTGTAACTTTTCCCATTTCCCTAGCTTTGTCTGAGTAAAACTCAAGATCTTTTCCGGTTGCTCCGGTGATTGCAGAAAGGTTCGCAATTGACTGATCGAACTCCTTAAACTTTGCAGCGGTTCCGAGCACAGCTATCCCAATCGCAGCTATTGCAGAGGCGATTCCTAGTTTTGCGAATCCACTAAAAGAAGTTTTTAGGCTTTTAGCTCCTCCGGAAAGTCCGTGTATAGAGTCGTTTGCCGACTTTGCGCTCTTCGCCATTTTCTTAAAACGCTTGTCAACTTCGCCAGTAGACTTTGCGATTCTTGCGCCAGATTCTGCTGAGACTTTTGAGGTTTCTTTAAGCTCTTTTTGCAGCTTGTCGTTTCCCTTCTCGATCTTTTTCAGATCGTCAACGATCTTCTTAGACTTCTGTCCAGAATCAGTTTCGATTTTAACATTTACTAGCGAATTTAATTCCATCCTTTCCTCTTAAATCTCTTTGCTTTCGTTTAGGGCTGCCAAAAAAAATCTATTTGCAACAGAAATTATTTTGGCAAACTGAAGCGGGTCGTCCTCTGCAATCTCCTTTGCGTAACTGAGTATGTCGCTCAATCCTATAATACCTCTTTCGTCCCTGAACTCCCTTAAAAAAGCGAATGCCTGTATGTATTGTAAAAGCAATGGGGTAACAACTGGTCTTTCCTCAAGAGCCTTTGGCAACTTCCCTGTCACCATATATATTTTCTCAAGAGTTTCCTCTTCCTCCGACCATCGAACTGACCAAACTAAGTAGTCGGAGAGTCTTCCCCCAACTCTTTGATGTTGGTCTCGCGATAGTTCTCCTCCTCTTTTGAAATAAGCTCAATTTTTTTGAAAAAGCTATCGTATCGCTTGTCGGAGGCGAGTTGCAAAACATTGTCTTCGTTAAACGGAAAGTCATTGCCTCCTTCTGTAATTCCTTCCCAGTCTTTCACAATGAAAACCCACTGAGGCCGCATCAACTTGCTTGCTTGTCCGTCAGTGACCGCTCCAGCTTCTATTTTACGACCATGCTTGCTATACATATTCCGCAAAAACTTTTTGTGCTTTTTGTTAGCCCACTGAGCGATCTTTATTTGGCAATCTTCACCAAATGGAAACCACGTTCCTTCTTCAGCTGCTTCTAGGTCGGTCTGTAAATCTAAAATGTCCATAATATTTCCCTGTTAAATATATTCCTGAATGAATTGACCGTGGAAGGTGTCAGGCTCACTTTTCACCGCAAAACCTAGGAGCAACGCGGCTATCCACAGTCAAACTTTTTACGGAGTGAAGCGATCAATCCTCATCGCTGTTACCAACGAAACAGGATCAAGAATAGCCTGAACTTCGCTTTCCACAATCATGTCAGTATCTTTGCTTCCCGCCGCCAAGTTCTGCGTACTAAATTTAACATTTGGAAGAGTGAAAATGTAATCGTAACCGTCAGAAGAACTCAGTTGCCAAGACAGAGAGAACGCTCCGTTATTAAGAAACGATTCTAATAGCTCTTTATCTTCAAAGTACGGATTGATAGTTGCGTTCGCTACGATTGTTCCAGCGACAACATCAATACTTCCAAGTGTTCCAAGAGCTTTTAATTCACGCAGAGCATTGTCATAAGACAAAGTCAATGACGTGAATCGTATTACGGTAGAAATGCCAACCCCAACTGCGCTAATATTGGTGACATCTCCAACTGCATTCATAATATCATTTGTGTGCTTTGCCAGCTCTGTTTGTCCGGCGATTATACTTTCTGTGACGTCACCACTAACACCCAAAAGACCAAACGAAACTTTTGCGAGATCTCCAACAGAAAGCTCCATGTTCATTGTCGAAACACGAACACCACGGAAGTTTTGATAAACAACTGGAGAAACACCTCTATGCGCTTTTTGGAAGGTGTATGAGTGATCTGCTTTTCCACTTTTTATTGTCTGGCCTTTGTAGGTGACAGTCGCGCCTTCTGCTTCTATAGCAGGAGGAACAGGGAACGTATCAATAGATCCAGCGGTCAATGATGTTATTCTATAGAAGCCATCTATCGTGGTGTCTGTGAATCCAGACAGACTTATATACTGACCAACTTGTATTCCAGAAGCGATCAGGCCATTTCCTGAGTCAGTAAATCCAGTTCCGGTGGAGGCAATTGTTGCCTCGCCTCCGTTGTCAGTGGAAGTCCACGTTGAGTCTGTAAGCATTGCACCTTCTAAAAGCTCGTCAAAGGCAACAGAGCTAAACTCACAGTTTATGTCTCCAGCATTTGACTGATCTGTTAGAACTAGATCAGAAGTAGCGCGATCATCTCGCAATTCCTCTGACATAGTAGTTGAGTTGCTAGACTGCAAGCTCTCTCCGGTGATTCGCAAAAGCTGCAATGCAGGGCTTACTGGAGTTTCACCAGCTATTAATTCCTTGATAAAGGAAAGTGTTGTTGAATTACTTGTTCCAATTGTCATGAGATTACTCTCCTCAGTTTAAGAAAATACGTCGTATTGAAAATCGGTTTTAGCATTTATTTGATACCAGTTACCGACAGAACCAATTCTGAGAGGCGTAGTCGTAAAACATCTAACGCCACCAAAATTTTTGTTTTGGAAAATAGCCTTGACGCTATCCACCAAGCTGTTTATTGCTTTCTCTCCTGTTCCAGATGGAACAAAACATTGAACCGTTATTATCCCAGTTATCCTTTGAAAGTCGTCTCCGAGCTGTGCGTTTTCACTACCAATAACATTGGTTACGATGCGAACCCACTCTGAATTCTGAGGAGGAGTGAAATCGTGATTGTCTCCGTGGTCCACTTTGTCAAGAGTCGTGTCAGTCCAGTTTGAAACAAACTGGCTCTCGACCGACTGCCTTAATACCTCAAAGCTCATTTGAATTTACTCACAACATCATTAACAACAGATTCAACAAAATTCTTTGCGGCCTGCTCGCTACTACCCTCATTGAGATAAATAATATGCTCAACAGAGTTTGAGATATTGTATGAGTCTCCAGCTTTTGAAGCAGACGGAGATGGAAGTTTTGTCGCAGGAGACTTTAGCCGAGCAGCTCCCTTTGCTGGTCTTTTTGGAATTGAAGGGTCGATCGTGTTAAGAGTGAAGTTCCATCCAGCTCTAGCTTGACCAAGATCCACAGGAGTTTCAAGAACCAGCCCCTTGTGAATCTCAAGAGCGATTTTGTCAGCTCTGTCTACTGAAGACTTCAAGACCTGCGCTCCAACCTTTTTTATAAAAGCCTTGTTGAATAAATCAGCCACTGTTTTTGACGCTCTTTCTAATCTGGATTATGTAAACAATCGCAGCCGAACCGCCACCCATCACGGGAGTTGAGTTTACAACTATATAGCTTTGTCCATTGCTTGTTTTTACAACATCGTCAATGTTAGCGTTTACAGAAAGATCAGAGCCGTTCACTATCAACTTCTCGTCTTCGCTTTTAATATTTGTCCCGTCTATTTCGGCAGAGCCAAAGCTGACAAACACACCACGACTTTCGTATGAAGTCTCTGAAGAGGTTTTCGTATCAGAGACGGGATCATAAGTCCCATCGGACTTTTTTGTCAATGTAAAAGACACAACAACATCAGACAAGTCATCGTCAAACGCTTCCGCAAGTGCCTCTTGTATGTCAGAAAGTATTCCCATTATCTTCTAATCATTGGGACAGTTGTTATTCCGCCCTTTGTCACTTTCCATCCACCGCTCGCCATTATAGCTGTCACTTGAGGGAATGGATCTAGCCACTCTGACGAAATGTTTGGGTCATATTTCTTTGTAGACTTCACAGGAGTTGCCTGTACTGTTTTCTCTATAAGACCTTTTTCTGGAGCGGAGCTTCTTGCGGTGAGGAACAAATCGCTTTTAAGATGCTCGTTTGCCAAAATAGCATTGGAATTTTTAAGAGCATCATTTATTTCTGTATCAGAAATATTGACAGGAACCTTATATGTATTTTCAATATACACTCTGCCCCATTGCAAAGAGTCTTCTTTATTGACAGATGTCGTTGAAATCCAAGGCGCTGAAGTCCCAAGTAAAGAGGTTGCATAAGCAACATCACAATAACCATCTGAAAAACCGACCATAGACATAATTTTATACCTTTGTTATATCTTGAGTTATGGAGTATTGTCCTTCAGCGAAAGTAATTTTTTCAGAGTTCGCATCGGTCGCCTGTGCATCATAAAAATATACTCCAACATCGGTGTTTCCGTCTGGCGAAAACTTCACTCTGCCATCTGTTCCGTCTGTTGCCAATGATCCAGATACCTCAAGAACTTTTGAAGTGTTGTCTGTTGGATTCGGAGCAGGATCTACAGTCAAGAAGAAGTTTGTCCAAGACGAGATGTCAACAACGGCTCCAGTATCGTCTATTATTTTGAATACAATTCTTTTTGTATCGCCGCGCTTTCGATCTATATTTATAGTGGTAACAGACATTACGAACAAACCTCTACTTCAAATTCTTTTTCCATTGAAACTTCAAAGTCTTTT